GCTGGCCCGACCACTCCCCTAAAGGGGTGATCTCCACCCAAGTTTCATGCTTGACGACTTGGGGCGTCCAGAACGCTCTAGGTGGTCACTCACTACTTGGATTTCTCCAAGGTCACCCCGCGACAATGCCGTTAGGCCAGAGTCGTAGGGATCAATGTCGGATGGATGCCAGGGGACTTTACCCCTTAACCAAGCATCCGTGTCCAACTTGAGTAAACACTTAAGAAGGGCACCAGCTCCCTCTAGCTTGTCGCTAGGGGGTTTGGCCTTCACTACATAGCCCTTGACAAGGGGGCTATGAAGGCGTGGGTGCATTTTCTCGGTCGTAAAACCAAGAAAACTCACCCTGCCCAGCACCGAAGAGGTAGGAAGGACGACAGGGAAATTGCCTCTCAGCAATTTCCTTAGAATGTCATCCAACCATTCACAAGTCCCCCAGTAACCACTCATATAGAGTTGATTACGCAGGGAGACGAGTGATTCTACCTCGGAAACGTCCTGCCGTTGTGTAGGAAACGCTTGCCGGACACGAGTTATTGAAACATCGTGCCCATTAAAGTACTCCCTACCACAAGACTCTCTGAACTTTCCAGTCCAGAAAGACTTGCTCGTCCCTACTTGAGCACCGAAATGTTCAAGCATACGAACAACGGAGGTCACTTGATCTACAGGAACGATTAGATCGTCCCCATAGACGCGCACCGAGCCGACATAATCGAAAAGATTACGTCGGGAAAGTGACGTGTTAAGCGATCTCTGAATCCCCATGAAGATCAATGTTGTGAAAACCATTGCTTCAAAAGGGAAGCAAAGTGCTGAACCCATCGACGCAAACTTGGACAAACGGATTTCTCCGAGTCCAGGAATGACGGCCCGTCTTGATCGTGTCGCGTCAACAGCCCCATGCAAATGGGGATACTGACGTAGCATTCTCCGGACGAGCTGATTGGAGACCCTATCGGAAGCATCACTCAAATCGAGTGTTGCGGTTCGCTGATCAAGCGAACCTTGAAGAGCAAGTTCCTGATTAGGAACTTGATCATCGAAACCGATAACCTTCGTCAGGAAGTCATCCTGATAGAAGTGCTCGAGAAAACTGCGAAGGACTGCTTGCTGCATATACTGCATGCAAGTAGGTTCCATAGCAATGACACGAGGAGTCTTCAACGTTTTAGGAACCAAGACCACCTTAACGGGAGTCTCGGAAACGGGTTCGTCGAAGTCAACCTCATCCAACTGGAAATGGTATCTCCAGTTGGGGAGGATGTTCTCACCGGCCGTTAAACCGGCTTCTTCGAGACGAGTGGTCCACACCGTTTGATTGAACTTTCGGTTTCCCGAAAGTCCATCAGCGGTGGATCCAGGACCATGCTTAGGAACCAATCTGCCATAGTAGATATCTCTATCTACCTTGGAAAAGACGGTTCCAAAAAGCAAATTCGACATACTCTCAAACTCAGTGAGATCTCTCTCATTGATCTGAGAATCGAATTCTCTGACTTCGAGCTCACACTTGAGATAATTGCGCAGAGCCTTCCTCTGCCTTGCTGGGGAGCAAGGTAGAGTCATCTTGCCAAACATCAACGTTAGCTGACGAATGGCTCGAATGGAATCTACGCAAGGATTCTCAAGTAACAAGCCACTACTCCGGTCGAACACACGACTGAAGAAACCTCCTAGAAATAGGGGGAGACTTCCCCCTCTTTCCGTCAAGAAAGAGGGGTGGATAGTCACCTGTCCCTGGTCAAGCCACTTTTGGGTAGCTTTTCCTAGGGAAGGTAGGGTTATCGTTAAAAACGATAGCCCCTCGTGTTCGAATCGCGCCGCGGCAGTATTAATGTCGCGGCTGGCGCTAGTGCAGCATTGACTCGCAGATTCCTCTGCGAGCCTGGACCAGAGTGACATCAGCCTTTTCATCGACCCCTCCTTTCAAAGGAAGGTAACCGAATGCCTAGCCTGATGCACTTACTACTAGTTATGGTAGAATCGAAATTCTACCAGCGCCGCTTTCAAGAAGCAGACTTTCCTCGTTTTGAGGTCTATCTGCATCGGGAAAACAAGCCAGTAACTAGTAACCACGGAGCACCTCCTAAGAGGCAGCCATACGGCTTATGGATTAATATAATCCAGAGCCATATCGAAAGTACGTGACGCAATACTGAAAAGGGCGAACACAATCAACAGCGTTTTATAGCTGATTGATATGTGAATGTCCAGACCAGTTGAGTCAGGCGCACTCACGGGGCGACCATAGCGTCTATAGGCATACGTATCTTGACCTTCGTCAAGACCGTTCACCAATGGATCCATGGTCCTCCTACGACTCACCAGCAAGTAGCTTGGTGATGAGCGCATCGGTACTGGCAGTGTACAGGGCCCTAAAGCCTGTGTACACAGCCAGAGCCTCGGCATTGGTATATCCGACAGGCGGAAGGTCGAAGACGATGTAATTCGCCATCGAAACCTTCACGTTATCTGTCGGCTTATACGGATCCGAGGTAACTTTCGAATGGTCGATCCTCAGAAGTCTCCGTGCCCTCCCTTGCTTCGCAAGGGTGTGGTTCACGGAGAGTCTGATCAATCCGTCAGCGGACGTGTACGCCGACTCGTCCCCCATCGAGAAAGTTCTCGGTAGGGGCGTGGTCGCCGCACTGATCGTGATGGATTGGGGGTCGGTAAATGCCACAGGCATCACTCCTAGGGCTCAGGTCTTGAGCCCCACTTGGCGTTTGACGCATCACGTTCATGACTTACCGCAATCGGGATAAACCCAACGCGGCAAGTATGGACTTTTGACGGGTATTCAAACCCGCCATGGTGAGTCCGAACCCATAGGGATTTGCCCTACGCCGCACCTTTGCTTCAGAAACAAAGGTGAGAGGTGCAGGCCGACCGGCATAACCACCAACAAAATTGGTGTTGCCGATCAGGGTATAGGTATCACGGACCAGAGTATGTTCCATGATATAACCATACCGCATAACAAGACCATCGCTGGCAAGAGCACTGAGGTTGCTTATCGCATCCCCAGTGCTTGTAAACCAGTCAACAGCCCAGCTCCATGGCGCAAGTTCCCAAAGAAGGTCGGGAGTCAGGTCTAAGCCAAGCATGCGTTTAGCAGCTTGGGCATGCGACGACAATGTGTCAGCAAAAAGTTCTGCTGGCGCATGGTACGTGAATGCACCTGAAAACCAACGTTTCACCGTCGTCTCTCGACGACGTGAGACTTGCGCATATGGTTGGAGGAGTGGGGAATTGAAGAGACCGCCGACATTGCCGGCGCCTCCCATGCCGTCGTCAGCATTGACGACACCCTCACTCACTGTAACAACTGGTGGAAAATGATACCTACGTCTGACAACGTTGCCACTGTCTCGGAGATACTGTTTTACCAGTTTCTCCATTTTGATGACAGTCTGATAGAAATCAGAAATGTCAGCAATCAGAGGCAACCAACCGAATTGGTAGTTGAGATACTCGTCACCAGCATCGGAAGCACGGTTAGTAAACCGTGACCGATTCTGAGCGTCGAGCGTTCTCTTCTCCCATAGGGTATGCCCAAGAAACTTGGGAATGCCCTCTCGGTATATCTCCAGTATGGCTTGCGCCATACTGGCCGTAGGTTCAGCGGGAGCACATGCCGCCACTGCCTTAGCTCCCCATGCGTCCAATCCGGCAGAGCCGGACGGATTAGCACCAGGGAGATCAGCCAGTGTTTCGGGACTCAACCTCAACCACAGAGGGCCACGATAAGTGACCATGTACTCGAGGGGTGAGACACCGAGCGGCATCCACGGTGAATTTATGACATGTTCTCCCCCATAATAGGGAAGAGCATATCTCTTCACAGTGGAAAAGTCCCCGCCCACGTCGCCTGGAGTTCGGTTAACCGTTCTCCAGTCGGGGTGGTTTTCGGACACAGTCACCTGTGTCCCATGAAGTTGGCTAGGGCACCAAGATTGATCCTTGACGTAAGGATCGATTATCGCCGTCACTTCTTTCGAAGGACGGTGACGCTCGACGTAACGCCAGGACCCAGCGCCGACCCCGTGAAAGGGGAAGTCGCGTTTCCTAGTAACAGCCAACGGCACCAGAGCTCCTACTGGTCCGAGAGGTCACCAACCTCTCAATCATCCGAGTGGTACCGCCACTCCCCCGGAAAGGGAAATGGTAGCC